CTTTCCTGGCGAGTTTTTGAATTTTCACGGAGGCGCACGCGTACATGCGCGCGCGGATAAGTAGAGAGGCGGCAGCTGATGGCGACCAAGAGCAGGAAGACGGTCCGGAAAGAGGTCCGGAAGAGCCTGATTGAACAGCTCAAAAACAAAGGGGCGGACATCGCTCTCTTCACCGACCAGGTCGAGGACTATATGCAGCTCTGGGACCTGAAGGAACTCCTGATCAGCGACATCAGGGAGACCGGGCTCCGGACTTCGGACGGCAAAGACAACGCCTCACCGAAGCAGCTCCCGATCGTAAATCGGCAGATGCTCGCCCTGCTCAAGACGCTGGGCGTGACGACTGACGGGATCATTGGTGAAGAGGATGACGACCTATGAGAAGAATATCGACGAGTGGATCTACCTGATCCGCGGGAACCATATCGAGCACTGCAGGGAGCAGGAGCTGTCGATCGAGAACAATATCATCCCGGTCCTGGAACGCCCGGACGTCTACGTGGACGAAGAGCGGATCCGGAAGGGCCTGAGCCTGCAGAAATACTTTGAGTTCAACCTCCTTCCGTGGGAGCGGTATCAATTCGCGATCATGTTCGGGGTCTTTCTCCGGGTGCCGGGCGCTCCATACGACGATATATACTTCCACGTCACCAGAGACATCATGGGCAGAGGGAGCGGAAAGAATGGCTTTATCGATTTTTGCGCTCTCTACATGATCTCGCCGCTCCACGGTGTGAAAAATTACAACGTGGACCTGATCGCCAACGGCGAAGACCAGGCGGGAACATCCATCAAGGACGTCTCGAACCTCGTGAACGAGCCGACAAAGGCGGCATACGCCAAGGCCCTGAAGGCCAACTTCAAGGGCATGGCCGAGATGGTACTCGGCAAGAAGATGAACGCCGAGTTCCGTCTTAACACGACCTCGACGAAGAATAAAGACTCCAAGCGGACCGGGTGCGTCATCTACGACGAGAAGCACCAGTACGTCGACACAAGGAACATGAACACCCTGAAATCCGGCACCGGCAAGATGAAGTGGTGGAGAGAGATCACCATCACCACCGACGGCCATGTCAGAGGCGGCGTCCTGGACGACGAGAAGGCCCAGAACGAGATCATCCTCCGGGAATATGATCCGGCGAACAGAACATTCGTGAACTGGTTCCGGATCGAGGAGGAAGACGAGTGGAAGGACATCAACAAGATCGTGAAAGCGAATCCTTCCATCGCGGATCCGTCGTTTTACAGCCTGAGGTCGACGATCGAGCAGGAGATCAAGCTCATGCCTTCGACGCCGGACTACTATCCGGAGTTTCTGGCAAAGAGATGCAACTTCCCAATCTCGGATCCGCAGAGCGCGGTCGCCGAGTGGAAGGATATCGAGGCGTGCCTGCGGCAGCGGGATTTCGAACCGCAGCAGGGCATGGCCTGCGTGGCTGGCATCGACTACACGAAGACGAATGACTTTTGCGGATGCTATGTGCTCTTCCGCAAGGGAAAGATGATCACCGGCTTCCACCACACCTTTGTCTGCAAACAGTCCAGAGATCTTCCGAGCATCCACGCACCGATCGACAAGTGGGAGAAGGAAGGCATCTGCACCATCATCAACGATGTGGAGATCCCGCCGGAGCTGCCGGCAGCATGGATCGCGTCCTTTGCACAGAAGTACAGGATCCTCATGATCGGCATCGACTCCTTCCGCTACACCTGGCTCAACAAGGCCTTGAAGCACTACGGCTTCGACGCCTTCGACAAGGAGAATAAGCGCGTCTATCTGGTCCGGCCTTCCGACATCGCGAAGACCAGCAGCCTGATCAACAGCGCCTTCCTCAATCACCAGATCAGCGGATGGGACCGGATGATGGCCTGGTATACGAACAACACAAAAAGGATCCTCGACAGCAAGGGGAACACATCCTACGGCAAGATCGAGCAGAAGCTCAGAAAGACAGATGGCTTCATGGGATTTGTGGACGCCATGTGCTGTCTGGACTATCTGCCGGACATGAACGACATGCCGGACGTCGACATGTCGGTAGTGACATTCTAAGGAGCAACGCCGATGGCGGTATTCAAGAATTTCTGGAATTTCATACAGGACAAGATGCTCGGCACCGGCGAGGCGATCATCAGATCTGAGGACCTGCCGGAGCTGGTGGACCGCGAGAAGCTGACGGAGCTGATGACCTACGAGTTCGCACTCTGTACCGGCATCAACATCATCGCCAACGCACTGAGCGCCTGCGAGATCAGGACATTTGTCAGAAACAAGGAAGTCCACGGCGACGAATACTATCTCTGGAATTATTCGCCGCACTACAACTACAACGCGAACGAATTCCTGCAGAAGATCGTCTGGAACCTGATCTACAGGAACGAATGCCTGGTCATCGAGACCAGAGGCGGGCTCGTGGTGGCGGATTCATACGAGCACGAAGTGTACGCCCTGTACCAGGACGTCTTCCGGAACGTCGTCGTTAACTCAGACTCCCAGAGCGGCGTCGTGCATCCTTACACATTCCCGCAGTCCTTCAAGATGGACCAGGTGCTTTTCTACCGGCTCAACAGCCGGAACGTCAAATCCATCATGGACTATCTCATGGAGGGATACAGGGAGCTCCTGGACACTGCGGTGGACAAATTCCAGAAGAGCGCCGGCGAGCGCGGAGTCCTGACCATCGACGGCAACGCGGCAGCGGTCCAGAACTACGGCCAGAAGAGCGACGGGACGCCAAGGACATTCAACGACGTGTTCACCGAGATGATGAACGACCGCTTCAAGTCCTACTTCAACGCCAAAAATGCGGTCATGCCGATGTGGAAGGGCTTCGATTACCAGGTAAAGACCTCCGAAGCGTCCAAGAGGACGACATCAGAGGTCAAGGACATCACCGACATGACCACAGAGATCACCACGAAGGTGGCCAATGCGCTGCAGATCCCGCCTCAGCTCATGCTGGGCACTGCGGCAGAGGTCAAACAGCTGACCAGGAACCTCATCACCTTCGGCATCCGCCCGATCGCGGACGTGATTGAGACGGAGAACAACCGGAAGAGGAACGGCAAGGAAGTCCTGAAGGGCACCTACCAGATGATCGACCTGACCGGCATCGAGTACACCGACATCTTCGAGGCCGCACAGGGCGCCTACAACCTGCTCGGCAGCGGGGCGTCCATAGATGAGATCAGGATCCTGACCGGAAGGCCGGAGATCGGCACCGAATGGTCGAGGAAACACCTGATCAGCAAGAACTTCTCCGACCTCGAGTCGATGGAGGACAGCAACAAGATAGGGAACGGGGGCACCGATCCGCCCGCAACACAGGCACCTGTGCCGGGTGGCGATGCCCCACACAGTGATAATTCGGAACCGGAGGAAAAAGGGGGAAAGGAGGAAGAAAATGCCGAAGAGAACTGATTTCAAATTCTGCTTTAAGCAGGAGGCGACGGCAGCGGGCGGTACAAAGCACCTGCTCTACATCTACGACAGCGTCCGCAAGAGAGGCAACTTCAATTGGCAGACATGGCAGTACGACGACTCGGAGACGAGTGCGAAGCACTTCCGGGACTGCCTGGACGCCATCCCGAGCGGCGAGGAGATCGAGCTGCACGTCAACAGTGTCGGCGGAGAGGTCGGCGAAGGCGTGACCATCTTCAACCTGCTCAAACAGAAGGGCGAGCAGGGGAACAAGATCACGGCCTATGTTGACGGCATGGCCTACAGCGTAGCCATGGACATCGTCATGGCGGCGTCAGAGATCCACATGGGGCTTGGAACAACGATGTTCCTCCACAACCCCTGGATGTACTGCGAAGGCAATGCCGAGCAGCTCCGGAATTATGCAGAACAGCTCGATGCTCTGAGCGCTGCATCCCGCCAGCTTTATCTGGCGAGGAGCAACGGAAAGATCGACGAGCAGACCCTGCAGGAACTCATGGAGAAAGAGACCATGCTGGATCCGCAGACCTGCATGCAGTACGGCTTCTGCGATGTCATCGACGACTTCAAGGCCGAAGAAGACGACGAGGAAGAAGACGACGACAAAGACGAGATCATCCAGGAACTCCGCAACCAGCTGTTCAGGCAGCAGGAGATGAACCGGATGATGCAGTCTGCAGGAATGCAGGCCGACCAGGAGCCGCCGGCAGACCCTCGCAAGGAAGCCGCGAAGCGGATCCGCGAGACACTGATGGCAGCTATGGCAGCAACCAGATAAGCAAACCAAGAAAAGGAGAACATATTATGCCTATCATGAAAAACAAAGATCTCCTGAAGGAGGAGAATTACAAGATCGTCCAGAAGCTCTCCCAGGCCATGCAGGACGAAGACGCTGAGGCGGCAGCGGCCGCGATCCAGGAGCTCCACGACAGCGTGGCAAACAGGATCGAGCAGGAATTTGAGCAGTACGGGAACGTCACCGACATGATGGTCCTGCAGAGCCGTGGCCTCCGCGCTCTGACCTCTGAGGAGACAGAGTGGTACCAGAAGTTCATCAACGCCGCCAAGTCCGGCGCGAAGCAGGAGATCCAGAACCTGACCGACCACATGGTGCCCACCATCATCGACCGTGTCATTCAGGACATGCAGAAGGCTCACCCTCTTCTGGCAGCCATCGACATCCAGAACGCCGCCGGCGCTGTCCGCCTGGTCATGAACGCCAAGCAGATGCGCGGCCTTCTGGGAAGCTGGGGACCTATCACCAGCGCGATCACTGCGCAGGTTCAGGGTGCTATCAAGTTCATCGACGTCGACAGGGCAAAGTACACCGCGTACTTCCTCATCCCCAAGGACTTCGTCCGTTTCAACTTCGGGTTCGCGCCTATGTGGGTCGATGCCTACATCAGGAACATCCTCTCCGAGACCGTAGCATTCGGGCTCGAGAAGACCATCGTACAGGGCGACGGTGACAACCAGTTCATCGGCCTCGCCTTCGATGTTTCCACACAGACCGGCGGCAAATACTCCGAGAAGACCGCTGTGGCCATCACCACATGGGATGGCTACCGCGACGAGATCGCCGACGAGCTTCTCCTGGATTCCAACGGCGATTACAGGAACATCAGCGAAGTTCTGATGGTCGTCAACCCTGTTGACTACATCAAGAAGATCAGGCCCGCGATGCAGGTGATCACCACCGCCGGCATCCAGAACATGATCGACCGCGCTTTCCCGACCAGAGTTGTCACCTCTCCTTTTGTGGCAGCAGGCTACGCCAAGGCTGGCCTCGCTGAGAACTACTTCGCGGCCATCAACGGCGGCCAGTCCGGCATCATCGAGTACTCCGACGAGAACCAGTTCCTCCAGGACAACAGAGTCTACACCACCAGGGTGTATGGCAACGGCCGCCCCGTTGACAACACCAGCTTTATCAACCTCGACATCTCCGGCATGGAGGACTACGCGACTCCGGTCAAGGTCAAGGGCACAGTGAAGACCAAAGAGGAAGCATAAGATCATCTGAAAGCGAGGTGGCATGATGGCGATCACTGAATCTGTATATAAGATGCTCATTCGGGCGCTGCATGTCACCTACACGCCGGATGAAGACACGGAAGCCAGGATCCGCGCAGAGGGTGCGGCAGGAAAAGACCTGCTCAACCGCTACGCGGATCCGGATGCGGGATGCGAGCCCGGCACACGCTGCGGCCAGCTCCTGTGTGACTATGTCATGAGGGCCGAGGCCGGAGCTGCGGAGACTTTCCTGACAGACTTCGCGCAGGACATCGTCGAGATCAAATCAGAATATGATCTCAGGACGTGGGCCGCAGCCAAAGGCTACACACCGGAAGAGAACACGGAGGCAGAGGGCGATGCTGAAACCGAAGGCGACTAACCTCCAGACCTACACAGACGGCTGGGGGACATCGTGGGAGGTATCCGACCGCAGGCTCGTCAAGGAGAAGCAGAAGATCATCCACTTCGCGGAGACGACCGTCGGCATGTATCGGTTCTGGGAGGCAATGATCGCGGGCACACAGCTCCGGAAAGCGATCCTCGTCCCGGAGCGGACCGACATCACGGAAGGCGATATCTTCGTCGACTCCGACGGAACACAGTACGAAGTCAAACAGGTCGACAGGAAGGACACCAGGCCGGTTTCCCTCCTCGTCTCACTCTCTGCGGCGCAGGTCACATACAGGAGACGTTCAAATGGCTGACGTGAAGATCCAGACAGCGGGAGAACTGCAGGAGGCTGTCCAGAAGTCTCTGGAGGCAGTCAGGATCGCGTCGATCACGGCGCTCGAAACGGCTGTAGACAAGACATCGAAAGAGACTTTAAAAGAGACCAGACAGAAGTCCCCGAAAAGGACCGGTGTCTATGCCAAAAGCTGGGCCTCCAGAAAGACCAGCGAGAGAGTCGGAGCATACGGAAGGGAGATCTACCAGAAGAAAAAACCGGGGCTACCTCACCTGTTGCAGGACGGCCACGAGATCACCGGCGCGGAATTCTTCCGGAAGAACAAGACCAGGACAAGGGCATTCCCTCACATCCCGCCAGACGCAGAGGTCGAGAAGGCCTTCGAGGAGAATCTCATGGCAGAGATTGACAAGGAGATGGGCAAGACATGACCAGAAACGAGATTCGGGAGAAGATTGAGGGCTTCGGCATCTACTTCGACCCGGACCACCCGGACCATATCAGCCGGGACAAGATCGACACGCTCGAGCCTCCGTTTATTGAATGGGGGACACAGAAGCGATCGCTCCGCGCTGACGGCATCGACTACGTCCTATGGGAGCGGCTGACCATCTACCTCTACACAGATACCAATGAGGACATCGAGACGCATACAGCCGACGGCAGGCGCTTCGAAGATGCCCTCGCAGAGGCTTTCGACCGCTTCAACGCGACCAAAAACTACGACGACGAGCTCGGGCTTTATTTTACCGAGTACACCATGGAGGTGTAAAAAGCATGGCGAACAAATACAGGTACGACGTCAAGAATTGCTACTACTGCCCCGGCAAGCGGAACGCCGACGGCTCGATCACGTTTGACGAGACGCGGATCCGCCAGGAGCCCGGCCTGCAGTCCATCGATATGCAGGCAGAGGGTGACATTTCCAAGATCCGGGCAGACGGCATCGATTACATCATCATAGCGTCCAATAACGGATATACCGGGACGCTCAACTTCGTGAAGATCTCCGACCAGTTCCGCCAGGACTGCCTCGCGGAGACGGTGGATATCACGACCGGCATCCAGTACGAGGACGCGGACGCAACTCCCGATCCCTTCGCACTCATGGGCGAATTCAAGGGCGACACAGAAGGCATCCGGTTCATCTACTACAACTGCACGGCCTCCAGGCCGAACCAGACAGGCGAGAACAAAGACAACATGCGCGAGCCTGACACGGAGTCCCTCTCCCTCCAGGCATCCCCTCTTCCCTGCGTCATCGACGGCACGGAGAAGAACATCGTGCGCGGCGGCGTGACAAAGAGCGCGAACGCGGCCACATACAACCAGTGGTTCTCGAAGGTGTGCCTGCCTGGCATCAGCAACGCATAAAAGGAGAATCACATGGAAAAGGTGATCCAGATCGAAGAAGGCAGGAGCGCGGCATTTCGCGCCTCCGCCTTTTCGCCTATACAGTACAACCGCCTCTTCCCGGGGCGCGACTTCATGAGGGATATGGACGCACTGAGGAGCGCCAACGACCGCGCGAAGGGAAACGAAGGGAACGAGGCGGCAGAGGGCGAAGAGAGAAAGCAGTTCTTCGACATCGAAGACTATGAGACCTTCGTGAGGGTGTCCTACACCTTCGCCTATCAGGCACTCTCACCTTCGCCCCGCGTGTCGGACGAGCAGCGGGCTTTCCGAGAAAAGTACCCGGACGCCTGGGACTGGATCGACGACATGAACACATTTTCAATCTATCAGATCCTGCCGGAGATCGTAGATCTCTGGTTTGGAGGAGCGGTACAGGTCGCAGGCTCAAAAAAAAATATGAGCCAACCGTCCGGGAAATCCTGACACCGACCTACCTGCTCCGGTGCAAACAGATGGGCCTGCTCCTCGAGGAGCTCGACATGATGGAATACGGCATGGTCATGGACATGATGATCGAGTCAGGAAACGACACCGTAGACTACCCGAAGAAAGCGACACAGGCCCAGTTCAACGAATTCGTAGGAGGCTGACATGGCAAGCCGTACAAAGGGAATCACCATAGAGATCAACGGCGACGTCACGAAGCTGGACGATTCGCTGAAGGAAGTAAACAAGTCTCTGAGCGAGGCCGGAAGAGGCCTCAAGGACGTCGACAGGCTCCTGAAGCTGGACCCGTCAAACGTAGATCTCCTGAAGCAGAAGCAGGAGTACCTGAATACCTCCATCGAGGGTACGAAAGAGAAGCTGCAGAGGGAGAAAGAAGCCCTGGAGCAGATGAAGAACACGGAAGGGTTCGACAAAAGCTCCGAGGCAGCCAAAGCCCTGGAACGTCAGATCGTCGCCGACGAGGAGGCCCTGAAGAAATTCCAGGACGATGTGAAAGCCCTTCCGACGCCTTTCCAGGCATCCATGCAGGAGGCAGGGAAGAAGGTCGAGGAAGTAGGAAGCAAGATAGGGGAAGTGGGAGGCAAGATCAAAGGAGCGGGCGAAACCCTGACCAAGGGAGTCACCGCTCCGATCGTGGCAGTGGGAGCTGCATCCGTGGCAGCGTGGAAAGAAGTCGACGAGGCCATGGACACGATCACCACCAAGACCGGCGCGTCCGGCGAGGCCCTGGAGGACATGCAGCAGCGCGCCAAGGACATCGCCACGACCATCCCGACAGACTTCCAGACAGCTGCCGACGCTGTGGGCGAAGTGAATACACGATTCGGACTCACGGGCGACGCTCTGCAGAACCTGTCCGGTGATTTCGTCAAATTCGCGCAGCTCAACGACACCGACGTCTCGTCATCCATCGACTCCGTCCAGTCTGCCATGGCTGCGTGGGGAATCGGAGCGGAAGACGCCTCTCTGGTCCTCGACACCATGAACAAGGCTGGCCAGGATACCGGCATCAGCGTCGACAAACTGAGCGACATGCTCAAGACCAACAAGACGGCCCTGGACGAGGCAGGTCTGAGCTTCTCCGATTCCGCCATGCTCCTCGCGAACATGGACAAAAACGGTGTCGACGCAGGAACAGCACTCGCAGGCCTCAAGAAGGCGCTGCAGAACGCCACAAAAGAGGGCATCCCGGCGAACGTAGCCCTACAGCAGCTGCAGGATAAAATGAGCGACGGCTCCAACAAAGCCGAGGCATATGCTGCAGCCACAGAACTGTTCGGCGCGAAGGCGGGCCCGGCGATCGCGGACGCATGCATGGAGGGACGCCTCTCCTTCGACGAACTGGGAACATCGATGCAGGACTTCGCCGGAAATGTCGGCTCGACCTTCGACGAGACCCTGGACCCGATGGACCAGATGCAGACCAACATGAACCTGATGAAGGAGCTGGGCTCCGACATCGTCGAGACAGCCGCTCCCATGATCGTGGAGGCCATGACCGCCATCCGGGACGCCATCACCACCCTGAAGGAGAAGTGGGACGGACTCAGTGAAGACCAGCAGCAAATGATCATCAAGATCGCCGGCATCGCTGCGGTGGTAGGCCCGGTGCTCGTAGTCATCGCCACAGTGGTCGGTGCGATCAGCACGATAGTGACGGCCATAGGCGGAGTGATAGGCATATTGGGCGCTCCGCTCCTCGGACCAATCGCCCTCATAGTAGCAGCAGTGATGGCCGCGATCGCTGTAGGCATGCTGGTCGCCGATAACTGGGACTACATCAAGGCAAAAGCGAAAGAATTCGTCGACTCCGTGAAAGAAAAATGGGAGAACTTCAAGGAAAATACCGTCGGAAAATTTAACGAAATCAAAGAAGGCGCGAAAGAAAAATTCGTCGATATGGTTCGCGACGTACTGGGACGGGTGATCGCCATTAAAGAAGGCGTCAGAGAAAAATTCCAGGACATGAAAGATTCGGTCGAAGAAAAATTCGGAGGTATCGCAGACAAAGCTCAGGAAATTTTCGACAAAGTCAAAAAATTCATCGAGGATCCTGTCGGAACAGCGAAAGATTTCGTGAAAAATGCCATTGAGGACATCAAAGGATTCTTCAATTTCGAGTGGAAATTACCAGAGCTGAAGCTCCCTCACATCAATGTGGGCGCCTACATTGATGTACCGGCTCTCGGCACGATTCCGGATCCGAGGTACCTGACCGTCGACTGGTACGACACGGCCATGGACAAGATTCGCGTACTGAAGGGAGCGACCATCTTCGGAGCATCTGGAGGGAAACTTCTTGGAGGAGGAGAAACCGGAAGGGAAGTGGTCTCCGGAGAAGATCACTTGCTCGACATGTTCATGAGAGGCGTCGAGACGGTCATGCAGCGCGTCCAGGGCGCCATGCAGGCACCTGCAAGTGACATCATCCAGAACGCAATCCGGACGCTGTCGCAGACGGCGCAGAGGGCCGGAGATTCAATTCGTAACTTTAAATACGGCGATGTAAGCATCAACATCTATCCGAGGGATGGCCAGGATGCACGAGAGATCGCCAGAGAGGTCGCCGACATTCTGGGCGACGACATGGCAAGCGCGGAGGCGGTGTTCAAATGAGCGCAGGCGGATTCTTCACATTTGGCGGAGCGTCCTCGAGGGACTACGGCATCCTGATCGACAGCGTGTCGGGAATATGGGATACACCCGAGAGGGACTCCGAGCAGATTGAGATCCCGGGAAGGAACGGAGACTTGACCGTCGATAACGGCAGGTGGAAGAACGTCCCGGGAACGTACACCTGCGGCATCGGCGTCGACTTCAAAGCGAATTTTGAACGCTTCCGCGCCGTGATCACGGCTCACAGGGGCTACGCGAGGCTCGAGGACTCCTGGCATCCGGATGAGTATCGGATGGCAAAGCTGACCGGCAACATCGCCCTGGAACTGATCAGGAACGGAGCTGCGGCGACGTTCGACGTGAACTTCTCAGTGATGCCGCAGAGATTCCTCAACTCAGGGGAGGAAGCCAAGACATTCACATCATCCGGAAGGATTACCAACCCGACCGCGCAGGAAGCAAAGCCTCTCCTGCGCGTCTACGGGACGGGGACCTTTACCATCGGCTCGACGAGCATGCAGATCACGGCAGCCAACTCCTACACGGACATCGACTGCGACATCTGCGAGTGCTACAGGGACACGATGGCCGACAACCGGAACGCAAGCGTGAAACTCCTCTCGGGAGGCTTCCCGACACTGCTGGAGGGTGACAACGGAATCACCCTCGGCAGCGGGATCTCGAGGATCATCATCACGCCGAGATGGTGGAAGATATGAGATTATACAGCCCGGCGACAACCGATTTCTCAACGAACGGAATCGGACAGCTGTCCTCCGCGATCAGCTGCTTTGTCGAGGAAAAACGCAATGGATCCTACGAACTGGAGATGCAATATCCCGTCGACGGGGTCCATTTTTCAGATATACAGCATTCATGCCTGATCATGGCGAAGCCTGCGGACGGGAAACCGGAGCAGCCTTTCCGGATCTATAAGATCACGAAGCCGCTCAACAAACGAGTGACCGTCAAGGCCAGGCACATCAGCTACCAGACATCACACATCCCGGTGGCTCCATTCACGGCAGCGTCATGCGCGCAGGCTTTGAATGGCCTGAGAAGCAACGCGGCAGAGGTGTGTCCTTTTGAATTCTGGACCGACAAATCCACGACGGCAAATTTCTCCGTGGAGGAGCCGTCTTCCATTCGGTCGCGGCTGGGAGGCACGAGAGGATCCATCCTGGACACCTACGGCGGGGAGTATGAGTGGGACGGCTACACCATAAAACTGCACTCGGAGCGCGGATCCGACAAGGGCGTGACGCTCCGGTACGGAAAGAACATAACCGACATCACGCAGGAAGAGAATATTGAGAACACCATCACGGGTGTCTATCCGTACTGGAAGGGATCGGAAGAAGGAAGCGGAGAAACGCTGGTGGAACTGGACGAGAAAGTCCTCCACAGTGAGAACGCAAAGAACTTTCCCTATCAGATGACGGTCCCCCTGGACATGTCCTCGTACTTCCAGAACCCTCCGACGCAGGCCCAGCTACGCGAGAGGGCACAGGCCTACATGAAGGCCAACAAGATCGGCATCCCGTCAGTGTCCATCAAGGTGTCCTTCCTTCCGCTCTGGCAGACGGAAGAGTACAAGGAACTCATGAACCTCGAGCGCGTCAACCTGTGCGACACCGTCACGGTCATCTTCGAGCGACTGGGCGTCGAGGCGACAGCCAAGGTCGTCCGGACGAAGTTCAACGTCCTGACCGACCGCTACGACGAGATCGAGCTGGGTGATGCAAAGAGCAGCTTCGGTGAGACACTCCAGGGCAGGATTGACGAGGCTGTGGAGATCTCCACAGAGCAGGTCAAGGACGCCAAGAGCGAGCTCAGGAAGGCCATCGAGCACGCCACTGACATGATCACCGGAGGCCTGGGCGGATACGTCGTCTTCGGCCGGAATACCGACGGCACACCGGAAGAGATCTATGTGATGGACAAACCGGATGTCACCACGGCTGTGAACATCATCCGGATCAACAAAAACGGCATCGGATTTTCGACAAACGGATTCTCCGGCCCGTATGCCAACGCCTGGACCATCGACGGGAAGCTGGTGGCCGATTTCATTACCACCGGAACACTGACTGCAGTCCTGATCAAGGCGGGCATCCTCTCAGACGTGGCCGGAAAGAACTTCTGGAACATGGAGACGGGCGAGTTCCAGCTTGCCTCCACGGCCACTGTCGGAGGAAAGACCGTGGCCAAGATCGCGGAAGACGCGGTGGATGACTACGACGAAGACCTGACGCAGCTTAAGATCTTCAACCGACTGACCAACAACGGCCAGACACAGGGCATTTACCTGAACAATGGAAAGCTCTACATAAACGCGTCATACATCGCAACGGGCACCCTCGCAGACACCGGCAACAACACTGTGTTCAATTTGAGCACCGGCGAGCTCACCATGAAGAAGGGATCCATCAACATCGGGGACGGGGCCTTCAAAGTGTCGACGGCCGGCAAGCTGACCGCTACCGGAGCGGACATCTCCGGTACAGTGAAGTCTTCCGGGAATACGGCATGGTGCAGGCTGGTGGACGGATACCTGGAAGGCGCGAACAACAACTACAGCTCTTCATCCCCGAATGGCTGGGTGGGTTTCAACGTATACGACTCTATCAACAGATCATACGGGGCAGCCATAGCTGGACGCGGAGAAGTCGCTATCCTGACACCGAAGATCGTAGTCGGCGGATGGACGTCCATGGGCGGGAACTTTACCGGATACGACGGCTACACAGGGAGCCTGTCCTACGCGAACGGAATCGGAGACGTAAGCGTGACCGTGAAGCCGACATATACAGAGTGGACAAACGTCCAGAGGTCCACAGGCGACTACTACTACAGCATCCGCGCCATGACAGATGTCTCGGTGACGGTGAGCGTGACGCCAAGCTATGGGGCACTCGCTTTCAAGAACGGCATTTGCTACTAAGGAGTGAGCATGACATACCAGATTCTCAGGAATAACCGGATCTTCACGGTCCGATCAGACGAAGAAGCAAAACGGTACGCGGAGGAAGGCTGCACCGTCACAGCTTTGACGGAAATGGTCATCAAAGACGGGGCTCTGGTCCCGATCGAAGAAGCGGCCACAGTGACAGGAACCGGCAGCGGGGGAGACCCGCCTGAGGACCCGTTGAGAACAGGAACAGCATAAAAGGAGGTAGACGATGACGAACGCAAGGATTCTTACAGCGCTGGGAGCGATGATTGAAAGCTATGCGGCCAATTCGTTCGCACAGAACGGGGTGACGCAGGAAGAAGCAGCCGTGGTCATGGAGGCTGTCTCAGGAAGATTCAGCAGGCGGGCATACGATGAGATGATCATGTCCATGGTCGCACCGCCACAGCCGAACGTAACGGTCACACAGGCCGAGCCGGTGATCAAGAAGGCGGAGCCGGGAACGGCACCGGAAGGAGTAGAAGATGCCGATGTATAGAAAGTATGTCAAGCTCGACGCTGTGCCGGGTGGAAACCCTGTGAAGATCTACATTAGCCAGGGCGACAAGAGGAGCAGACACATCGAATTCAGCCTGTTCGCCAGGGAGGGAACGCTGGAGCTCCCCTCCGGGACGACGATAAAGCTGAAGGCAAGAAGGCCGGACGGCCAGGAGCTGGAGATCACCGGCTCCAGGAATAACCTCGCAGTAACATTTGACATCCCGGAATCGTTCGCGACCTATGCCGGAGAGATACCGGCAGCGGTTACGGCATATTCCGGGAACGAGCGCCTGACATTCGAGCCGATATGGCTGGTGTGCGACAAGAAGGAGGGCGAATAAATGAGCATGTATACCAAGCAGATCCGGCTGGATGTGACACCGGGCGCAGGGCCGCAGGTGATCCACGTCAGCCAGTACGACAAAAACTCCAGGACCTTCGAGGTGGAGCTTTACGCGACAGACGCGGAATTCACATTCCCGACCGGGGCGACCGTGGCCATCATCGGCACAAAGCCGGACGGCCACGGCTTTGACATCGCGGCTTCTATCTCCGGAGACAAGATCCTCTTCGGCCTCGACGAGCAGATGACACCGATCGCCGGCCGCGTGCCCTGCAAGCTCACACTCACCAAGAGCGGGGAGGAGCTGCTGACCGAGAGGTTCATTCTTTCCGTCGACCGCACGGCCATGGACCTCGACACGATTCGGAGCGACTCCAAGATCCGCCAGGTGGAGGAGATCGCGGAAGACTTCGACGAGATCATCGCTGCAGCACAGAACATCGCCGGCACAGCTGAGACCGTGACTGCGGCGAAGCAGGCAGCGGAAGCTGCACAGGCAGCGGCAGAGAACGCCCAGGACGCCGCAGAGACGGCGGCGCAGGCAGCGGCCAATGCGAAGGCGCAGATCGACGCTGCAGACCTCGACGGAAAGCTGGAGGCCATCGAAGAGGCCGCCACGGAAGGCGTCGGAGCCGTCAACTCCGCCAGGGGAAACGCAGTCGAGACTGTCGCGTCCAAGGCCCAGGAAGTCGTCCAGATGAAGTCCAACGCAGAAGCGGTGGCGACGCAGGCCCTCTCAAAAGCCAACAACCTGGAAAACGCCTTCGCGGAGGTCGAGCAGAAGACCATCGTCCTGCAGCAGGCCGTGAACCGGGTGCAGAACCTGCTCCGCCAGAAAGCTGACGACGGATATGCCGACGGCAAGGGCTTTCTCTATCTCACATCAGACGGCGACGACATCGCAGGCCCGATCGGCCCCTTCGGAACCGGAGGCGGCGGTGGAGGCGGTGGCGGCGGAGAGTCCACCGACAACGTCGAATTCAAAGCCAGGAACGCGTCCGGATGGAACGCCCTCTCCATCAAGACCGGCGGATCCGCAGTCGCAAAGGTGGAGTGGAGCTCCATCGAAGAGGAGATGGAGACCGGCAAGGGCACACTGCAGGTCGTCGTCAACGACGTCACCAAGGCAATGCTGGAAGTCAACCAGGGCCTCGTCTCCGTAGACATCGGCCCCTACATCCCGACGGGCGACAACACGATCATCCTCAGGATATCCGACGTATACGGACATAACAAGAGATTCGTCCTCACCGTCACAGCCGTCGACACGAGCCTGTCCTCGTCCTTCGACACGTCACAGAGATACGAGGGACCCTTCCAGTTCCCCGTGACGCCTGTCGGAGCGGTCTCCAAGGTCATCAGCCTGCTCGTGGACGACAAGCTCCTCGACACCATCACAACTTCTGTATCCGGCAGACAGATCACCTTCACGATCCCGCAGCAGAGCCATGGCGCCCACTCGATCCGGTGCTACTTCGACTGCGAGATCAACGGCCAGCCGGTCCGGTCGAACGAGCTCTACTATGAATTCATCGCCATCGAGCCGCTGAACAACAACACCATCATCACCAGCAACTTCAAGCGCGACACGGCCGCACAGTATGAGCAGCTGGGTATAGACTTCACAATTTTCAACCCGACGAGCGAGACGGCAGAGGTCGACCTGATCAAAGACGGCCTGACCGTAGCGACGAGAACCGTCGACAGGACACAGCAGGGCTGGACGATGAGATTCGACACAGCCGGCAGCCACACCTTCGCCATCAGCTCCGGCGGCGTGACAAAGTCCTTCTCCATCGACATCACAGAGACTGATATTGATGTCGAACCTGAGACGGACGCCCTGGCGCTCTACCTCACGGCAGAGGGACGGTCCAACACAGAGGCCCATCCGGAGGAGTGGAAGAGCGGATCCATTGAGGCATCGCTCACCGGATTCAATTTTGTGAGAGACGGATGGCAGACACTGGAAGACGGATCCACCGTCCTCAGAGTCTCAGGAGACGCCAGAGTCACGATCCCCTATCAGATCTTCGGGACTGACTTCCGGACATCCGGAAAGACTGTGGAAGTGGAATTTGCCACGAGAAACGTCCTCAACTACAACACCACGGTCCTGTCCTGTATGTCGGGAGACAGAGGCCTGCAGATGACCGCCCAGCGGGCGGACCTGAAGTCAGAGCAGTCTCAGCTCTTCACACAGTACAAAGAGGGCGAGCACATCCGCCTCTCCTTCGTAGTTGAAAAGAGATCGGAAGACCGCCTCGTCCTGGTCTACGTCAACGGCGCGGCATCCGGTGTCGTCCAGTATCCGCAGGACGATGACTTCTCACAGCAGACACCTGTCGGGATCAGCATCGGCTCTAACCAGTGCACGATTGACATCTACAACATCCGCGTATACGACAACGACCTGACCAGATACCAGGTCCTCGACAACTGGATCGCGGACGCCCAGAGCGGCGCGGAGATGCTCGACCGCTACACGCACAACAACATCTACGACGAGTACGGAAATGTCGTCATCGCCAAGCTCCCCGCAGACCTTCCCTACATGGTCATCGAGTGCGACGAGCTCCCGCAGTACAAGGGCGACAAGAAGACCGTCTCAGGATACTACACAGACCCGCTCCATCCGGCGAAATCCTTTACCTTCACCGGATGCCAGGCCAACGTACAGGGTACTTCCTCCGCTCCGTATGCGAGAAAGAACTACGACATGCAGTTCAAGGCAGGATTCGAGATGCACGACTCCGGCCACGCGAGTGACTACACGCTGGCAGAGGGTGTCATCGCCTTTAACCGATTCGTCCTCAAGGCAGACGTCGCCTCTTCGGAGTCGGCGAACAACACACGCCTGGTCCGGATCTATAACGAAGCATGCCCCTATAAGGTGCCGGAGATGATCGCCGACCCCCGCGTGCGCTGGGGAATCTATGGACTCCCGATCGCGCTTTTCTGGCACGACACAGTCTCCGACACGGTGAGCCTTCTCGGGAAGTACAACTTCAACCTTCCTAAGAGAGCGCCGGCACCCTATGGATACGCAGTATAAAGCAAAGGAGAAAACATGGCAGTATACGACGAAAGCTGGGAGTTCCAGAACAACACATCGGCCAGAATGTTGCTCAAATCCGACGACTTCGACGAGATCTACACGGATCCGGAGACGCAGGAGACATATCCTGCCTGGAAGAACGACTTCGAGGCCAGATTCCCGGAGGACACCTATGAGGACATCACCCAGCTGAAGACCTTTGTCAGCTGGGTAGTCTCCACGGACCGCGACCAGGCGACCGGCGACACGCTGCCGGCGCCTGTGACCTACGGCGGGACCGAGTACACCACCGACTCCGCAGACTACCGCCTGGCCAAGTTCAAGGCGGAATTCGCGGACTACGCGGAGACAGAATCTTTTATCTTCTATTACATTTTCACAGAGCTCTTCCTCATGGTCGACTCACGAGCGAAGAACTTCTTCCTCGGTTTCCACGGATCCGAATGCAGCATCGAAGGAATGAGGAGAAAAGCGGTCGCGGAGCCTTACGACATGGACACGGCCCTCGGTACAAACAACGAGGGCTCCCTCGTCTTCCCTTACGACCTCGAGGACACAGACCATCTGGAAGGCGGCGCGGACATCTTCAACGGCCAGAACTCGACGCTCTGGTGCAACCTCCGCGACTCCCACAGGGCGGAGATCTCCCAGATGTACAAGACCCTCCGCTCCAACGGCATCCTGGCATACGGGAACGTGGAGAGCCAGTTCGAGGAGCACCAGTCCAAGTGGCCGGAGGCCCTACTCAACGAGGACTCCTGGTTTAAGTACATCACGCCCCTCACAGATCCGGACGTCGGAAAAGAGCCGACCGCAGTCTATCTCCCCATGATGCAGGGCCCGAAGACAGAGCAGAGAAAGTGGTGGCTCTATAACAGATTCCAGTATGAGGACTCCAAGTACAACGCCGGCGACGCCCTGAATGAGGTGATCCAGCTGCGTGGATACGCAAAGGCAGACATCACCGTCACCCCCTACGCGTCCATCTATCCGACGGTCAAGTACGGATCCTACCTCGTCCAGAAGAGAGGATCCGCAGGCGTCCAGACGCTCCTGGAGTGCCCTGTAACGACCCTGAACGACACAGAGATCTACATCTACTCGGCCAAGCAGGTCGCCTCGATCGGCGACGTCTCCGGCCTGAAGGTCGGCTTCGCGGATTTCTCCATGGCCACACACCTGCAGGAGATCAAGGTGGGTGACGCCTCATCCGAGTACCAGAACGGCAACCTCAACGATCTGACGCTCGGGAGCAATGCCCTCCTGAGGAAGATCGATGCGAGAAACTGCACGGCGCTCGGCACCGGCAAACAGAAGGCCGTGGACATGTCCGGCTGCGTCATCATTGAGGAGGCATACTTCGACGGCACGAAGATCCAGGGCCTGACGCTCCCGATTGGCGGCGTGCTGAAAAAGCTCCACCTCCCGGACACCATGACCAACATCACAATCAGAAACCAGCATCTGATCAGCGAATTTGTTTGCGCGGGATACTCCAACGTGACGACTCTCCGCCTGGAGAACAACTCCTCCGTCATCGACGAGAGGGCCATCCTGCACGCCATCCCATCCGGAGCCCGCGTGAGGCTCGTAGGATTCTACTGGGAGTGCGCGAACGCCGCAGACATCGAGGCGACGCTCGACCTGCTCGACACTATGAGAGGCCTGGACGAGAACGGAAACAACGTCGAGAAGGCACAGGTCTCCGGAACGATCCACACCGCCTCCCTCACCGGCGCACAGGTGGCATCCTACAACGCGAGATATCCCTACATCGCCATCATCGCCGACTCTGTCCTCTCTTACAGGACATACGCCGACTGGGACGAGACTGTCCTCAAGGTGGTCGAATGCCACGACGGCGTGCCGCAGGAAGCCGCGCCGACAGGCCTCACGAGGCCCAACAGCTCCGATGGCCACTACAGCTACACCTTCGCCGGATGGGCCCTGGAGCCCGACGCGCAGGCTGCGGATCCTTCCGCCCTCGACAATGTCATCGCCGACCGCACGATCTACGCAGCATACACCTGGGACGTCCGGACTTACACAGTGGTCTGGAACAACTCCAACGGCACACGCCTCGAGACCGACGAGAACGTGCCGTGGGGCACAACGCCCAGCTACAACGGTTCCACACCGCAGAACCCGACATCCGGAGGCGGACCCTTCACCGGATGGGTACCGCAGATCACGGCCGTCACCGGAAATGCAACATACACGGCATCCTACACACCGGTCTACAACGTGTACTTCTACAATGGCTCGACGCTTCTGGATACCGTCCAGGTGCTCCAGGGCGGCTCTGCGACATACACCGGACCGACGCCTACGGACGGAGACAAGATCTTCACCGGCTGGAGCCCGAACCCTGTGAATGTCCAGGGCAACCTCTCGGTATACGCACAGTTCAAAGCCAACGTAGAGACGCCGACCGCGACCACGGCCGACGGGGCCTATGGCGTCGAATGGGATTGCTCCCAGAGCTCGCCCACACTCACAAGAAAAGGCCTCGCTGCGGCATTCGCGAACCCTGCGCCGGCAGAGGGCAACAGCGGCAGCGGGTCGTCACCGTTTGACAACATCCTGCCGTGGTCCGGCATGAAGCGCTTCAACGTCATCGGTTCTGAGTATGTGCCGGAGACGGACAGCAGATTCGACCAGGCTGCCAACGACACAGTAGTCTACATCCCGGAATTCTATTACACAGCCTACAAGGACACGGCCAACAGCAAGTGGCTCTGGGCGATCTCGCCGACCGCAAAGGAAGGGTACTGCAAGCATCCCGGATCCGGAAGATATATCGGCCGCTACCACACAGGCGGAAGCAGCTCCGGAGTCTACTCCAAGTCCGGCGTGACGCCTCTCGTCAGCACATCGCAGACCAACTTCAGAGCATACAGCGCCGCCAAGGGCGACGGATGGCGGATGATGGACCTGGCTGCATGGTGTGCTCTGGAACTCCTCTACCTGGTGGAATTCGCGAACTTTGATTCGCAGACAACACTCGGAAAAGGGTGGAACACCGGATCACTTGGCACCATGGGCGGAACGGATTCCGCAGAATACCACACCGTCAAAGCTTCCGGAGCCCATAACCAGTACCGCTGGATCGAGGACCCGTTCTCGAATTGCTGGGATTGGATTGATGGATTTATGGGAAACAAAACGAAGACGTATGCAGCGGCGAACAGCTCCTACGCGGGCGGAAACAGTGACCTCAACGAGCTTGGATTCGCACTTCCGAGTTCCGGAGCAATTCATGGTTTCGGCTACAGCGAATCAGCAGCATGGGCCTTCATTGCAGACACGGCAAGCGGATCAGATTACACGACTTACGTCTGTGACCGCGTCTACTCGAGCAGCTCGCTCTACCCGGCCTATGTCGGCGGCCTCTGCAGCGATTACGCGTACTACGGGTTCTTCTGTTTCGGCGCGAACAGCGACGCGTCCAACACCTACGGTTACCTCGGCTCCCGCCTCCTTAAAACCTAATAGGGGGACCGGGGGAGCATT